CACCCATAGCTCCAATTCCTAATGCTGTTTTTCCTGCTAATCCAGTAGCACCAAATATAGCACCAGCTGCAAATAAAGAACCTAATGCAACTAAACTTCCGCCACTAAACGCACCAAGACCTTCAGCTAAATCTGTTAATAAAGTTTTAATGCCACCACTTCCACCCATTGCATCAACGAGAGCTCCAGCGGCACCTAATGCAGTTAAAAATCCTGCTATACCAACACCAACTACTGCTATATTGAGTCCTTTTGTTCCACCACCAAACAACATACTTCCAGCAAATAACGCACCAAGTGCAACTAAACTTCCGCCACTAAATGCACCAAGGCCTTCAGCTAAATTAGTTAACACATCTTTTAATCCAGACATACCACCAAGTTTATCTATAGCCCAAGCAGCGCCACCCAAGGCAGTTAAGAATGCGGCAAGTCCAAGCCCAAGACCACCAAGTTTAGATGCTATTCCAATACCCTTACTTAAACCACCCAATGCACCACCTAATGCACCCCCAACACCTAAAAGACCTTCTGATTTTCCAGTATCGCCAGTTTTTGTAGGTGCTGTGTTATTAGCTACTTTACTTTCTTTTTTGAATTTCGATTTGTATTCTTTATCTCTTTTACCTGCATGTTTAAAAAACATGTCAGCTTTATTTGTTGGTTCTCCTTTATTTAATTTAACAAGTTGAAATATATTCTGTCTCATTAAATTCATGTCTCTTGCCATTGCATTATTAGACATAGAATTTTTTGCGACAATTGTGGAATTTATTTTAATGTCTTTTGATTGCGCTATTAAAATATCAAGCTTTTCATTCGATAGTCCACTAACTCCACTACTTGCAGTAGGACTTAATGCTGGAGATAATTTTGATGATAGTGTTGGTGCTTTATAAGCTTTAAAGATTGAAGGCAAAAGAGCAGCCATGAAACCTTGTTGATTAAACATCTGTCTAGGATCAAACTTTTCTTTAAATCTTTTACCCAAAGTTGATGTTAAACCACCACCGGTGGTCTTTTCACTCTTGTAAATTTCTGCTAATCTGGACTTTTTATCTGCCATTTATTTTCTCGCTTGCTGTTGAGCTTTTAATCGTTCTTTTTCTGCTTCTAAAAAATTCACCAACATATCAATATAAACTTGTCTTTCCCAAGGTAACATATTATCCAATTCAGTCAAACTATACTTGTGATGGTGCATCAAAGCAAAATTCGTTTCATAATAATTACCCAAACTATCGTGGGAAAGACTTACCCGAAAAAATTTTGAATTCCTTCGATACTAATATTTTCTTGATATCCACATTTTACACATTTAAAATCATGTTTAGTTTGTAATCGTGGCATTGTTTCAAAAAACTTTTGAATTTTTTCTAAATCTGATTGTTGCATTTCTTCAATGAATTCATTTAATTCATCTGCACTAACATCTTTTGCATGATAAATTTGTTCCGCATCATAAATGTAATCAATACAAGCAGTTACTAAATTTAATAATTCAGCCTGCGTTTGTATATTCAATTTTTCTACAATATCAAAGTTTGGATATTTCATAACAATACCCATTTTTGCAGACAATTCAATTTTACTTGAGTGTGTTGGGTCTATAGTTGGTTTAATTTCTAAAAGATTTAAATCAATCTTTACTGTTCCACCACACACTTTAGTTCCACCATCTTTGTCTTCTACATTGTTATTACACGAATATCTAAGATTAACAACTTCACCAACAGATTTAGCCCTTAACTGAACAAACAAATGTTCCAAATCAAAAGTTGGTAAACTATTAATGTCAATATCATCCAATATACAATTAGATAATACTTGTTTGATTGTACTTACAACTTCTTTTGCATCTTCTGATTGAGAAGCCATTAAAAATAGTTTTTGTTCTTTTACAAGAAACGGTCTAAATTTAATTTTTTTGCCTGTTGAAATTAATGTTGTTTCATAAATTGGCGTGTCAAGTTTTGGTAAACCCATATTATATCCTCACTTAGTTAAAAAATAATTTTTCCGATAGCACTTGCAATTGAACTTTGTGCCTTATCGAATAATCTTGAACCTGCTACTCCAAATAAGGCCGTAGCTGCAGCTGCTAAATCATATTGACCATCATATACGATTCTAGTTTTTTGAAATGCAAATTGAACTGTAACTCTGTGAAATCCGTCATCAGTCCAACTTAATGGCTGAGATGAGATTGATATTGGAAAAGCATCCATCAATTCTATTGCATATATTTGTTTGATAAAATCATCATACTGAATGATTTTAATATTAGTTAAATATCTAGTACTTTCACCTCTAGCAAATCTTAAATTGTTTGTATCTAAAGGCATAATACATTCCAACCAATTATCAAACAACTTTCTCTCATAGAATTCATTAGTACATAAAAATGTTAATGTTGTTTCTTGGAACTGTGTTTGAAAAGGTACTTTAAAAGTTGGACCATATATTTTCACATCTTGAGCTTGTATTGTTCTTCCTGGCAACTCAGCAGACTCACATTGTAATGCCAAATATCTTGACATAGAAGCATTAGCTGTTTTTGATTGTGGATCTTGTTTTTCACCAGTCGCACCAAATAAATTTTTAATTGCATCTGTAATATCTGTAAAAAATGCATTTGGTGCATTTAATATTTTTTCCATAAGACTTGATGATACAAAATCATTGATATATTGTGGAATTGGAAGTATAACTTCATAGCGACATGGTCTAGCTAAACCGTCTTTAGCTTTAACATTAGCTAAGAATAATTGCGGTGAAAATGACATTAGAATTTTTTCCTAGAATCTGAGTATACTTTACTTGTACTTGCACCAACAAAACTTTCCATTGGCAACAAACACGCTATGTCCCATTCATCAGCAGATATCTGTAAGAATCTAGACTGTACATGAGAGAACAAATATCTTTTAATACATGGTTGTGCTTCGAATGCCTTTGATGCAGAAGATAAAGCTGCATAACTCAATTTCAATCTTGTGTTCTTGTCATAACGACTATCTGAAGCATACTGACTTAACTTATCTAATAAAAGTATTCGTTGCTTTGGATGAATGTAATGTAAATTCAATCCTAGAAAACCGTCTGGGTATTGTTCTATTGGGAGTACCAAAGGAAACCTATCGTAGTATGGCAACGAATTCTTTGTTTTTGGATCGTAAAAGTAGAAGTACATATTGCCAATAATAGTACTATCTCTTAATCGTTGACGATCCGTCATTAAGTTTTGTCTTGATGGATTCAAGTCTGAAATTTTGGCACGAAGCCATGTTCTCGCTTTATTTGTGCGAGGTGTTAGTCCTTCTTTTTGCAAGGACTGATTTATTCTGTCTAAAAGATATGCCATCGTATATTTATGTCAAATGCCAAGTTCTTTTTCAGTTATCAATTTGAACTCCCAACCATGCTCTTTACAGAACAAATCGGCAGCTCGCCACTTTTCTTGGTTAACAGCATACGTTATAGATTCTTGAATATAGTTCTTTGTTCGTCTTTTTTGTGTGGGTTTTTTAGTTTGCGCTTCTGGCTTGACCTCTAATATATAGGTAATGGTCTTGCCACCTTTCAGTTTTAGATGTACAATAAAATCTGGAAAATAACGATGTGCTTTTTTGTCAACTGGTGACACATATGGTATTGGCAATTCTTCGGACGCCCACCAGATTACGTTTGGATTCTCGTCCAAATATTTCATCACTCTCAATTCCCAAGAAGAACGGTAAATAATATTACTTGCGTTCCCTTTGTACTTTGATGTGTTTTTAGGGGTAAATGTTCCTCGATATGACATAAATATATCTAGTCAACTAAAAGGCAGAAAATGGCATTTTTTTCATTAACAGACATAACTTTTAACAGTAATAAAAATAGTAAAGTGGGTGGACCACTCAGAGCATTAGAAAGTTCTGTGTATGAATCTAACACTTTCAGATATCCTATAGACCTAGGTAGTTATGACAAAGGTCACTACATGGTGATCCATATCAATGAACAACGTGCAACACAATTTAAAGGCACTACAACAAGCGACCAGCCAACAGTAATTTCTCAAAGAACTGCGTTACAATCGGCTAGAGGTGCTACAAATATTGGTGGTAGTGCGGCTTCAATTCTTGGTGTTGCTTCTGATTTAATTAGTAAAGCTGAAAAAACTGGTGTTGGATCTGCGATATCTGGTTTTTTAGGAAATAAAGTAGTGTCTGGTATTAGTAGCGTTTTAGGTAATGGTAATGGTGCTAATGCATTTAAGGAATTAATAGGTTCATCACAGCAATTCGCAAATGAAATTAAATCTATTGTAGCTGGTATCTCAAGCACTTCTTTTACTAGAACTATTCAAAGAACAACAGATACTATTGCTCTTTATATGCCAGATACTTTAAATTATGTATACAACCAGGAATACTCGACACCAAAAATTGGTGACGCTGCGGTTGGTGCTCTTTCAGCTGGAGCATCTGCTATAGATGCTTATAAGAGTTCGCCTGATGGGGAGAAGGGTAAAAATATAGTAAAGAATTTAACTCCATTTGCTGCAGCTGCATTAGCAAAAAGTAAAGGTGATTTGGGTAAAGTTTTATTTGCCGCTGGTACTGGACTTGCTATGAATCCAATGATGGAGATGATTTATGCTTCTCCAAAATTTAGAACTTTCAATTTCTCTTTTTTGTTTTATCCAAGAGATGAAAAAGAAGCAACTGAAGTACAAAACATATTAGAAAGACTTAGATTTCATCAAGCACCAGAAATAAAATCAAATTCAGGTGGATTCTTTTTAGTACCACCATCCGAATTTGATATTAAGTTTTATTATAATGGTGGAGAAAATCCAAATATACCACCAATCACAACATGTGTATTAAAAAGTATTGATATAGATTATGCACCGGATGGATGGTCCGCATATGAATCACCAGCAGATTTTGGTAAGCCAAAACTCGGTCGTACTGGTATGCCTGTTGCTATTAGATTGGTATTGGGTTTTGAAGAAACTGAAATTATGACTAAAGATTCATACAAACGTCCATCGTCAACAAATAGTAATATGGGAGCATAATAAATCATGGCAAGATATTTTAGATATTTTCCAAAAACATTTTACTATCCTAAACTTGATTCTAAAAGTTTAGATACAATAACAAATCTCATAGTTAGATTTAAATTCGAAGCTGCATTAAAAGAAAATTCAGTTGCATATTACCAATATGATATAAAAGATAGTGATACTCCGGAAATCATAGCATCAAAGTTTTATGATTCACCGGAAAAACATTGGGCTGTTTTGTTGATTAATGATATTCTTGATCCTCAATGGGAATGGCCAATGAATCAAGCAACAACAATTAAATTCATCGAAGAAAAATATTCTGTGAATGCAAATAGTTCTTTGGGGCAAACTGGTGTTACTTGGGCAAAAAGTAACATTAAAAATTATTTTATATTACAAACGAGAACACTATCAACTGGTGGTATCACAATTGATAAAACAGAAACAGATGCCAACACATATGCAAATACATCAATATACACAACAGGATTAAATTTATCTGATGGTAATTCTGTCATTATTGAATTGACCAAAGAAACAAGAACATACTATGATTATGAATTTGATACTAATGAAGAAAAAAGAAAAATCAAATTACTAAAAAAAGAGTTTATATATCCTTTGGATCAAGAAATAAAAAGACTTTCTTCGACAACAGGTACGACTAATTAATTATGGCATTTAGTATTTCAGAAACCACCGAGTTTAAAATAAATGAACTCAATATTGTTACAAAAGGTGGCAAATTAAATATACAAGGTATATTTGAAGAATTGAGCATTTTTGATTCGATTCTTCAACCTTGTATTTCTGGTCAAATATTAATTACTGATGCTAACGGATTAGCTAGTAAACTATCTCTTGATGGTAGTGAGTTTATAGAAATTGATATTGGTAAAGATGAAGATGAATTGAGATTTAGAAAATCATTTAGAATATACAAACTTGCCGATAGAAAAAATATTAATCAAACAAGTGAGATGTATAACCTACATTTTGTTTCTGATGAATATTTTTTATCTGAACAACAAACATTAAATCAAGTTTATAATGGAACATATACCGAAATTGCACTTAAAATTATGCAAGATAAATTGAAAATTCCACATAGTTCTTTTTCTAAATCATTTTATGATTTTTCATATGGTATTAAAGACTTTGTTGTTCCAAATATAACACCACTACAAGCTATAGAGTGGATGTCCAAAAGAGCTGTAAATGAAAAATATGTACCAGATTTTCTATTTTTTCAAAATAGAAACGGATTTAATTTTGTTTCATTATCAACTTTATCACAAGCTGAAGAATTATTTACAGTTAACTTTGATCCAAAAAACATAACCGATTCTGTTGGTGATGAATTAACTGGTGCAAGAGATGTTAAAGTTATATCACAATATGATTTAATAGATTCTACACAATCTGGTGTTGCTGCTGGTCAATTTATTGGATTCGATCCTATTTGTCGTAAAGTAGAAAGTAAAAATATTACATTTTCTGATATACAAGATAAAATGGGTCATGGTAATGATACGCCAAATTTGCCAGGTGGTATTTTGAATAGGAATAATCAATTGTCATTTGAGGCATATGGATCTAGAAAGACATTATCTATCTTTAGTGAAGGTCAAAAATACAGTCAATATATAAAGAAGAACGATCCAAATTCTATTAATACTTTACAGGATACACAGAATTTTATTTTTCAACGTAAAGCTATTTTAAAGAATCTATTACAACAAAGAGTTCGTGTAGTACTTCCTGGTAATTTCGCTGTTAGTTCTGGTTTTAGTTTATTTTTAAAGATACCTAATCGTGCTACACATGATGATGGTGGTTTCTGTTCTGGTGGTGATAACTATGATAGAACATTGTATGGTAAATATGTTATTATTGGAACAAGGCATATCATAAGATATGATAGACACGAAACACTTCTTGAAGTGGCAAGAGATTCTAGTGACATGCCTTATACACCTTCAGCTAACCCTGAGTTTAAAGAGGCGTCAGTAGACTATGGAGATTGGACAGGATTTTAAATATGAATAAAGATTTTGCTGGATTAAATGGTTTTGTTTGGTGGATGGGTGTTGTCGAAGATAGACAAGATCCATTAAAATTAGGAAGATGTAGAGTTCGAATTGTTGGGTGGCACTCTCCCAGTAAAACTGATTTGCCTACAAAACATCTTCCTTGGTCACAACAAATGACACCGATAAACAATACTAATCCATATGCACCAAAAGAAGGTGATATGGTTGTTGGTTTCTTTATCGATGGAGAAAGTGCTCAAAGTCCAGTTATGATGGGTGTTTTGCCTGGCATTCCTTTGAGTGCAGCTAATCCACAACAAGGTTTTAATGACCCTAGAACTACAACGCAATTAAAAAATGCGCCAGTAAAACCAGGTGAGAATCCAACAAACTATCCTAGAGTTTTGGATGAACCAACAACATCAAGACTTGCACGAAATGATTCTGACAGTATTGGTAAAACAATTGTTCAAACTAAAAAAACTAATAAGCTTGGACCGTTTGAATTAGATCCAACTTACGCTGCAAAATATCCATATAATAATGTATATGAATCTGAATCTGGTCATGCGATGGAATTTGATGATACTCCTAAAAAAGAAAGAGTTCATTTATATCATAGAGAAGGTAGTTACATTGAATTGCAAGCAGATGGTTCTGGCGCTTTTAAAATTGTAAAAAACAAAAACGATACAATCGGCGGTAACTACAGTCTTTATGTAAAAGGCAATATGACTGTAGAGGTTGATGGTAATATTAGTTTTAAATCTAAAAAGAATATATCATTTTCCGCAGATGGTGCTTTTAGTGTTAAAGCTAAAACTATCAGTTTAAATGCTGGTGATTCATTCTCTGCAAAAGGTATGTCAGCTT